AGACGGAACGCATGAGTTTCAAAATTTATTAAGTGATTTGGAGGCTTGCAATGGACAATAGAGAGTTTATCCAACGCTGCATAGTATCATCTACAGCTTTTACAGGACACGATGGGTGTTTATTAATCAAAGAGCTTAACGAAGTATATCGCAAAGCAAAGTTGTACGACAAGATAGTGGAAAGTAATTCAAAGAGTTTAATAGAAAATGGAGGAACAACAAATGACGGCATTCCATGTATTGGTGCTAATTATAATTGGTGCATTTATTGCAGACTATGTAAGGTTACGGAAAGAAAAAGCTAAATTAAGGGTTAACGTAAGTATTCTTGCTGAGCAAGTTATGAAAGATTACGGAGCAGAGTACACATATAAACTTATCGATTACAAGGAGGAACAATAAATGAACACATTAGGACAATCAAAAACAGAAAACTTTGGCAGTTTAGATCAATTAGTAGAACAAGTACAACAATGGAGTATCGATAAAGATTTACACAATGGTAATTCAGATAGACAAGCACTTAAATTCTATGAAGAAGCAGGCGAAGTTGCATCAGCATTATCTCGTGGACAAATGGACGCATTAAAAGATGGTATAGGCGATACAGTCGTTACATTAATTATTTTGGCACAACAACATGATATGACGTTACAGGAGTGTTTACAGTATGCATATGACGAAATTAAAGGGAGAAAAGGAAAGACAATCAATGGAACATTCATCAAAGAAGCAGACCTCGAAGGATAAGGACATAGTAGCAGAGATTAAAAGAATACTTCGCAAAGAGTAACGAGGAGTAGATAAAGTGAGTAATTTTATTGGGAGTTTTAACATGCCTAAACAACAATTGAAAGAATTATCTGATGCAAAATTGGCTATGCACTTTACGTATATGGAAGAACGATTTAAGCAACTGAATAAGATGAAGTTTGATTGTTTATTACCACTTGATAAAGATAGTTCAGAGGTATTGAAAATACCTCATAAAACTCAGAAAGAATTTAAAAGTATATTCAGACAAGTTATGAAAAATAAAATCGGAGAGGCGCATGCTGAATTTGTAAGACGTAATATTGGAACATACGAAAGTAATGTTAAAGAGGTGATGGGGAAGTGTTAGGACTTATCAAAGGACTTACAGATACATTTAGCATGAGTGAATGGAATGTAGTATGGGTTGATGATGAAGGGAAGTCTCATGGTAAAAGATTTTATTGGAAAACAGAAGCCAGAGAATTTTATGACGATTTACCGTATTATCAAAAAAGATTAGAAAGAGTGAGTTGGTGATACCATGCCACAATTTCTAATCAGAGAATTCACAGACAGCACAGGACATATTCACACTAATCTGGAGAAAGCACGTACAAACGAAACTCTCTCTATTGTGGAGGCGGAGAGTAAGGAACAGGCAGAACGTAAAATTAAGGAGTGAACAGAATGGTTAAACGCATATTAAAGATTTGGTTTACTATCGCTATGTATGAGTTAGGTAAATGGATTGGTAGAGAGTTGTATTATAAGTTAACTGCAAACGATGAGGTGGAAGTGCCTAAGGACTTTGACGAGAATGATCAAATAGATATAGAAAATTATATACGAAAGGACGATAAATTTTAAATGTGGATTATTCTTTCAATTATATTGGCTATTGCACTCTTAATATCATTATGTGTTCAAAGTGAACTGAGAGTCAAAGCAAGTGAATATAAATACTATAGCGAATTATTAAGTCGTCAAATTAAGTATTTTGAAGATAACAAAAAGTAAGTATCGGAGGTTTCTTATGAATCTAGGTAAAGAAGACATACCAAAGTTAGAACAGTTCTTTCGTAATTATGAAGATATGAAAGGACAGTTATTATACAGACGCTATGAATTATTATATCAGCCTCAAGATACAAATACTGGTGGAGGCAAAAGTAACTTGCCATCAAGTCCAATAGAGAATGAAGTTACTAAGTTACACAGTGACTTGAAGTATAATAACTTACAAGCAATTATACAAGCTATTGAAGATGTATATAATAATGCTACACAGGAACAAAAGCTTATAGTTGATTATAGATATTGGGAAAAAGACTTAACAGTATATGAATGGCCAGACATTGCACATGAGTTAACAAAGGCAAGAAAAGATAACAAAACAATCAGTAGAGATGCTACACTTCGTATGCGTAATCAACTGATGAGAGAGACAGCTAAAAGAATTGGTTGGGTAAGCTTTGACTAAGCGCACTTCCGACATACTAGAAGTGCGGGTTGTCAATAGGGTATTATAGTAGCATAAGGAAAACTGGATAGCACCTTTAGAAGTGGAGTTGTTGTTCAGTAGATATGTGATCCAACACTATATTCTAGAGACACGTTACTTTTGTATCGTGTCTTTTTGTATGCGCCTTTCTTGACTACTCACAAAATAAGGACGCACATATTAAAGGACACTACTTATTTAAGGTGGGGTCTGAAGGTGTTACTATTTAAGGTCACATACTTTTAGGTCATTACTTTAGTGTGTGACATACATAACAATAAACATTCATTTATATATCAAAAGGTTTCATTAGTTTAAGAGATTAATAGAAACATTAAATAATAAATAAAAATTAAAGTTTGTTTGTTGTTAATATTATTTGTTGTTTAACAATTTCTAAAGTTAAAGACAAAATGATTTGAGATTATAATTTCTTATTTCATTTTGTCTTTTCTTTTATTCTTAAATTGATTTGAGTTTCTTTGTTAAGAAATGAAAGAACAAAAGTTAATTGAAAGAAGTTGAAATGAATTTGAGTAATTTCAAAGTTCCAAAAGTTAGATTAGGAAATAGAACTTATAGTCAAAGCGAGCTACAAGACTATAGGAAAGCCAATACACAAAGGTATAACCAAGAGGTTAGGCATAATAAGCACAATAGGGAGTATACAGCGTTCTACAACAGTACACAGTGGCGTAAGTTGCGTAAACAAGTATTATTACGTGATAACTACGTGTGTCAACATTGTTTAAGTAAAGGAATAGTGAATGACAAAGATTTGATTGTTCACCATAAGGTAGAACTAAAAGAGGACTGGGGTAAAAGACTGGATATGGATAATTTAGAGGCAGTGTGTATCGGGTGTCATAATAAAATTCACGGTGGATAATTTTTTGAAGTTTTATTTTTTGAAAAATATTTTTTGCGGGGCTTCGATAATCCCCATACTTTATTTATTTAACGATTAAACGAGCCGCACTTAACTTTCAATAAATTTCTAAATGAAATCTTAAATATTCGTAAAGTATTTTTACTTTACATTAAAAATTTAGAAAGGAGGGGCGAAAATGCCACCAAGAAAATTATTATCTCAACAAAAAGGTAATTTAACAGTCGAACAACAAGAAAATAAAGAAAATGCAGAAAAAGCGATGGCGCAACTCACTGAGATAGATGAAAACCCTCCTGAATGGCTTGATAAAGATGCAATAAAAGAATGGCATCGCATATTACCTTTGATTCAAGAACTACCAATAGCAGCTTTAGATATGGGGTTATTAGCCACCTATTGTCAAACGTATAGCAATTACAAGAACGCCACGATCCAATTAGAAAAAGAGGGTATGGTCGTCGAAACCGAAAGAGGAACGAAATTATCTAGTTATTACACAGTACAAAGAGATAGCGTAAATGCTATGAACTCCATTTGTCCTAAATTAGGATTGACAGTTGAGTCACGTTTAAAAATATTGTCGCCAGATACCAAGAAAGAAAAGAAAGATGAATTTGAGGACTTAATGAATGGCAAAGATTAGGGATTATGTTACAGAATATGCAAAAAAAGTAGTTAATGGTGATATTATAGCTAGTAAAAAAAACGTGAAAGCCTGTCAACGCCATTTAGATGACTTGAACGATTCGGAACTCCCTTATCATTTTGATGTAAAGAAAGCTAATCACATTATTAAGTTTCTTGAAATGTTGCCAGATCCTAAAACTGGTAAACAATTATCGTTAGGCGGTTTTCAAAAATTCATTGCTGGTAGCTTAAATGGTTGGTACGACAGACATGGGTACAAAAGATTTACAAAAGCCTATATATCAATGAGCAGAAAAAATGGTAAAACATTATTGATCTCTGGAATGGCATTGTACGATTTATTGATGGGTAAAGATCCGTTGAATGAACGGTTGATTGGTTTGAGCGCCAATTCAAGAGACCAAGCTGGTATAGCATACGATATGACATTGGCACAACTGAAAGCTATTAGAAGCGTTTCTCCTAAGGTTAAATCGATGACTAAGATAACGCCAAGTGCAAAAGAAATATTGAATATTAATGATCGAAGTAAAGTTAAAGCCGTTTCAAATGAAGCTGCAAATTTAGAAGGTCATCAGTTTAGCTACGCAATCATCGATGAATATCATGAAGCTAAAGATAAAAAGATTTATGAAACGTTAAGACGTGGGCAAGTGCTACTGCACAACCCTATATTAATTATTATCTCAACAGCTGGAACTAATTTGAATGGTCCGATGTATGAAGAATATTTATATATTGATAAGATACTTGACGGCATAGCAAAAAATGAAAACTACTTTGTTTTCTGTGCTGAACAAGATGATGAGAAAGAAGTATATGACGTTAAAACTTGGATTAAATCCAATCCACTTATGGAGTTGCCAGAAATGGCACAATTGTTAACTAAGAATATTCAACCAGAAGTTAAAACTGCAATTGATAGTGGTTCAGGATTAAATGGGATATTAATAAAGAATTTCAATATGTGGCGTGCAGCAAGCACAGAATCTTATTTAGATTTCAATGATTGGAAGAAAAATGAAATAGACTTTGATATAAATGGCTCTAAAACTTATATCGGTTTAGACTTATCGCGTGCTGACGACTTAACCGCAGTATCGTTTGTTCATCTTGATGAAGATAATCAAGAGTATTATGTAACTAGCCATTCTTTCGTTGCTACCAAAGGTGGATTAGATGGCAAGATTGACAGAGACTTCATCGATTATAGACAACTTGCAGAAAGTGGTTATTGTACGATTACCGATTTACAAAGTGGAATTATCAATACTGACCAAGTTTTGAATTACATCGAAGATTATATCGACAAATATAAACTAGATGTACAAGCATTATGTTATGATCCTTACTCAATACATGGCGTTATTGCAGAGATTGAACGTAGAGATTGGCCTTATGATTTAGTAGAAATCAGACAAGGGCCACAAACACTATCTAATCCGATACTGGATTTTAGACTGAAAGTGATTAATGGGGACATCAAGCATCATAAAAATCCGTTACTAGACATTGCAATAAAAAATGCAGTAGCTAAAGATACTAATGACTCATTAATGATTGAGAAGAAAATGAATAGAGAAAAGATAGATCCACTCATGTCGACTATATTCGCTTATGTGATGGCTTGTGAACATGAATGGGACACAGAAACCTTAATGCCATTATTCTTATAGGAGGTGTGAAAATGAAAAAGTTCTTATACGCACTTGTAGTAATACTATTATTTATTGTGGGCTTAATAGGGCTATTCTATGGCTTATTTATACTTTGGAAGCCATTAGCTTATATTATTGGTGGGTTGTTGCTCATAGGCCTCGCAGGTGTTTTAAATCAAGCGTATGACAATACCTCGATAAGTCAGAAAGGGGGTGACAGTTAAAGATGCCATTACTTGATTTAGGATTTACAAGCAAACAAGAAAAGATGAACAGAGATTTAGAACGATTATTGTATTGGCAAGAACATGGCACACATGCAAGCTATGTTGGTATAAACGCGCTACGTAACAGTGATGTATTTACTGCTACACGTATTATATCTGCAGACATTGCAAGTACCAAGTTGAAAGTTAAAGGTCACGAAACAAATACAGTGATGGACCAAATACTGGATCTATTTAATAACAATCCGTATTCGGACTTACCGGGTTGGCACTTTAAGTTTATAATCATTGCGAATATGCTGCTTAACGGTCAATCTTTTGTTGAAATTGTACGTGGCAAAAATGATTTTCCTGTTGGATTCCACTTCTTACATAACGACTTAGTAGGAATTGAGGAAAAAGACGGCGAAATTATTTACAACGTAAGTGAAGATGTGGAAGGTAATGCCGTTAAGATAACAAGCGATGATATATTACATTTCAGATATATCACATTAGATGGATATGTAGGATACAGTCCGTTGTATGCACTAGCACATGAGATTGGTATTTCTCAAGGCTCTAAGAGCTTCCTGCGTAACTTCTTCGATAATGGTGGGACTTCGACATCAGTATTGAAGTATAGAAAAGGGCAAATCAATGCTGAACAATTAAGAGAATTGAAAAAGAACTTTTCAGAAAGTCAATTAAAAAACAACGGTGGTTTAGTTGCTATCGACGACACAATGGAATTCAGCAGGTTGCAAATTCCTACCGAAGTATTGAACTTCTTAAATAGTTATAAGTTCAGTACATCTCAAGTTGCTAAAGCGTTCGGTTTGCCGGTATCTAAACTAGGTATTGAAACAGTCAATACATCTATCACACAAGCAAACTTAGAGTATTTGCAAAGTACATTAGATCCAATATTTAAAATGATGATTGCTGAACTCGAAACGAAAATATTTAAATTTATTGATTCTGGTAACGAATTAGAGTTTGACTCATCACGTCTCATTGACATTGATCCAGAGTTACAATTACAGCGTATTACTGAATTGCATAGTAAAGGAATTATTTCAACAGACGAAGCTAGAAGTGTATTTGGCTATCAACCTATTGAACATGGCGAGCAACCATTGGTTGATCTTAACAGAGCGCCACTTAACACTTTAGAAAATTACCAAAAATCGAAGATTGACAAAGAAGTCGAAAAGAACTCCATTAAGGGAGGTGATGAGTATGACGAATAGTAACGTTGACACTGGACAGCAAGATATGGTTATTGAGGGGTACGCAATTATCTTTAATTCAATGAGTGATGATTTGGGTGGATTTAGAGAAATTGTAGCGCCTAATGCTTTAAATGATGTAGATGTAAGTGATGTGAAATGTCTAATCAATCATGATTTTAGTTATGTTATAGGACGCACACAAGCAGGAACGCTTGAGCTACAGGTGGATGAAAAAGGGCTATACTTTAAATGCCACTTACCTAATACATCATACGCAAGAGATATTTATGAGAATATTAAAGCAGGCAACGTTAATCAGTGCAGTTTCTTTTACACATTGCCACCTAATGACTCAACGGCTCGTACGTGGCAAAACATAGATAATGAGTACGTTCAAACCATAAATAAAATCGATGAATTGATTGAGGTTAGTATTGTTACAGTGCCAGCCTACAAAGATACATCGGTTGAAGTCGGTCAACGTGCGAAAGACTTAAAGAAATTCAAACAGTTGGAACAAATGAAGATAGCATTGGATTTAGAAAGCCTACGTTTTGAAACGTAAGGCTATTTTTTATACCCAAATTTAATAAGGAGGCTTATACATGGCTAATTTAGATGAGCGCAAAAAAGAAATCGCTAATCTGATTTCTAAAGCGCAAGAAGCAGTTGAAAAAGGCGACCTCGAAACTGCTCGTAACTTAAAAGCTGATATTGACGCTCAGAAAAAAGAGTTTGAAGAACTCGAACAGCTTTCAAAAGAAATTGAAGCATCAGTACCTGAGCAAGATGAACCACCTAAAGATGAAGGCGCAGAAGTTGAAGATAACAAAGGTGATAACTCTGGAGAAGGGTCAGAAAGTAAACCATCTGATGACAAAGAGGAGAAATCGTCAGACGAAGAAAAAATTGATGATAAACCAAAACCAGATGACCAACCTGAATCTGAAGCAAAACCGAGCTCAGAGGCACCTACAATTGAGAAGGTGGAAGAACCAACAGAAGAAGAATTAAAAAAAGAAAAAGACAAAAAAGAAGGAGCGAAACGTTCTATGGCGAAATTAAATCAAAATCCAGAGACAAACGAAGAAGTATTAGCATTTGAACAGTACATGAAATCAAAAGGGGCTAAACGTGACAATGTTAAATCTGATGACGTTGGCGTAACTATCCCAGAGGATATTAAATATATTCCTGAAAAAGAAGTTAAGACAGTCCAAGACTTATCAGAATTGGTACAAAAAACTTCAGTATCAACTGCAAGTGGGAAATACCCGATCTTAAAACGTGCTAACGCTAAATTCAACACTGTGGCTGAATTAGAGAAAAACCCTGAGTTAGCTCGTCCGGAATTCGAAACAATCACTTGGGAAGTAGACACTTATCGTGGATCTATTCCGATTTCACAAGAAGCATTAGATGATTCAGTTGCTAACTTAACTGCTATTGTTTCTGAAAATATCAATGAACAAAAAATAAACACTTTAAATGAACGTATTGGTGAAGTTTTAAAAGCATTCAATCCTACTAGTGTTTCTAATGTTGACGACTTAAAAGAAATTATCAACGTTAAATTAGATCCTGGTTATGACCGCCAAATCATCTGTACACAAAGTTTCTATCAAAAACTAGATACATTAAAAGATGGTAACGGTCGTTATTTACTACAAGACAGTATTATCAACACTGCAGGTAATACTGTGTTAGGTATGAATGTAACAGTTGTGCGTGATGACTTGTTAGGTAAAAATGGAGATGCACTAGCATTTATCGGTGATGTAAAACGTGGTGTGTTATTTGCAGACCGTACAGACGTTTCTGTTCAATGGATTGAAAATGAAATCTACGGTAAATACTTAATGGGTGCTTTCCGTTTCGATGTGAAACAGGCTGATAAAAATGCTGGTTTCTTCGTAACGTTTGAAGATGCAACAGAACCTAGTGGGGATCTAGGAGCATAAGTAAAGTAGGTGATTTCAATGTTCAAAATAGATGACGTTGAAGCCATTAAACAAGCGATACGCGTCGACCATGATTTCGATGATGACTTAATTATGGAAGTGTATTTACCAGGTGCGATTAACGAAATTAAAACAGCTGTATCTTTAAGGGAAGAAGATCAACCTTTTTATGAAAATAACGGATTGTTTAACCTTGCAGTATTGAATGTTGTAGCACATCACTACGATAACCGTTCAACTACTTCCAACGAACAAACTTTCGAAGTACCTGCATCTTCTGTAAAGCTCGTTCAGACATTAAGAAGTAGCTTGATTAAATGGCGTAAGGATAACATTGAGGTGATAGTCGATGAACCTTAACCAATTAGATTACAGAGTTACTTTTTATGAAGTTGTGAATGATGGTCCAGAAGCAGGAATGAATGAACAAAAAGAAATATACAGTTGTTTCGCTGGAATGTACGAACCAACACAAAAAGATGTACAGTTAGGTAATTTAGAACTTAGTAAAAGGTCAGTTACATTAAATATTAGAGATGCACAACCTCAATTTATACCAAGCTCAAAACACGTATTTGAGATAAAAAATGGTATGTATGCAGGGTTGTTTTTTAATGTCAAAAATGTAGCACCTGCTAAGTCGCCTAACTATGTCAAAGTGGTGGGTGAAGAAGAATGACTATGACATTGAAAGGTGATAAAGAAATAATCGCCTATTTAGAAACGAAATACGGTAAATCTGCTATGAAACGCATAACTGACTTTGCACTAACTAAAGCTGGCAATAAAGTTGTAAGTATTATCAAAGGTAATATGAAAAGTTTTGAAGATACTGGAGAATCAGTAGAAGAAACTACACTTTCAAAGCCGATGACGATAAAAGGAGTAAGGACCGTTAAAATTCATTGGCGAGGTCCTAAACAACGTTATCGTATTATCCACCTAAATGAATATGGTCACTTTGATCGTTCTGGAAAGTGGGTTAATACAGCTGGTAAAGGTGTTATTGAAAACGCTATGCGTGAAGGCAGAGAAACGTATTTCAGAACAGTAAAAGAAGAAATGAGAAAGAGGGTGTAATTTATTGGATGACATCACAATGAAAATATACGAAGCGATTATAGATAACAAAGAAATTATGAATCATGTTCAAAAGAACAATATTAAATTCTTTGATTATCCAAACGCACAAGAAATTAAAGATGTAGTGATTGTCATAGATCCATTAGATACACCTACACCTACTGATTTTGGTGATAATGATAATCTCACTTACGAATATTTTTATCAAATAGATGTATTTGTAAAACAAAAACAAGGAGTAAACGGACGAGTCCTATCCGATAGGCTCGTTTTTTTGTTGCAACGAATGATGTGGGAAGTATTGGGATTTGGTGAAACATCTTCCATTAAACCAGAATATATCAAAGAATTTAGTATCTACCGACAAGCTAAAAGGTTTGAAGGTAAACAATATTTTAAAATTTAGGAGTGTTTTAATATGGCAGAGAAAAACTATCGTTCATTTACAGGGTTAACAGAATTTTATTATAAAGTGCATGGTGAAGGTGGCGTTCAAAAAGTTGCTGATCCAGAACGCATTAAATATTTACAAGAAATTTCAGTATCCAAAGATCAAGACATCGAAAAAGCATATGGTGATAACCAAGTAGCAGAAATGGCAGTTGCTAACGGAACAATCGAAGTAGAAGCTGGTTTCCATAAGTTACCATTAGAGGACAGAGTTGCATTGTTCGGATTAGAAAAATCAGAGGACGGCATCGTGTCAGTTGGTAACGATACACCACCATATGTAGCTGTTATGTTTGCGAAAACTATGGAAGATGGTTCACGTGAATATGTTGGATTACCTAAAGGATTATTCACATTCCCTGAATTAGAAGGTAATACCAAAGAAGATGGCGTAGAATTCAGTTCTGACTCTACTACTGCTGAATTTATGCAAGCTAAAGTTAAAGGCTTTGAAGAAGAAAAAGCAATGTTATTAGGTCACGATGCTAAAGGTACATCCGTTATGAAAGACGCTATTTGGGAGGCTATCTTCGGTGAATCTGCACCAAGCAGTGATCCAAAAGAATCTAGTGGAACAGAATCAGAACTAGGCGCATAACATACAGGAGGTTTGATTATGGCTAAAAATAAGTATGAAGTTTTACACAAATTCATTGATTTAGAGGATAAGAAGAAAGTTTACGATACTGGAGATACTTATCCTAAACCAGCGAACAAAAAAATCTCTGATGAGCGTATTTCAGAGCTTTCTACAAGCAACAACAGACGTGGAAAAGCGTTAATCAAAGAATTAGAAGAATAACTATTATCGAGGACTTCGTGTCCTCTTTTTATTTACAATTCAAAAACAAAGGAGCAATTATAAATGGCTAAACGTAATTTTATTAAATTAACTCAAATTGATAAAAAGGGTAACGCAGTAACAGATTCAGAAGGTAACGCAAAATTCGACACTTATATTACACCTACACAAATTCCATTCCGTAAAATCTATGATGCATCTGATTTAATGGATGGTGAATCAGATGAAAGTACTTCTGTGAAAGAAAACATCGATCAAATGTTAGATATGGTAGTTGATATTTATAACAATCAATTTACAAAAGATGATTTACTAGACAGATTACATGCACCAGATGCAGTAGAAGAGTTACAACAACAAATTCAATTTATTGCACAAGGTCAAATGGATGAAGAAAGAAAAAAGCAACTAGCCAAAATGATTTAAAACCTATCACTTATAAAGAACATAAGGAAAATATGAAGAAGTTAATGTTGAAAATGATGGAAGAAGGCGGCAAGGATATCAATGACATATTAAACATGCCTTTTGCATTTTTCATGGAGTTAGTTGACGAAAGTAATAAGAAAAACGTCAAGAAAACAAACAGTATGATTGACGCGTTCATGTAATACATTTTATAAGCAAGGAGGTGGAGTGATGGCAGAAAGAATAAAAGGTTTACAGATAGACCTCTCAATGAAGGACATGGGTGTCCAGCGTAGTATTACAGAAATAAAACGTAGCTTTAAAGGGTTAAACGCTGACTTAAAATTATCTAACAATAACTTTAAGTATTCTGAAAAAAGTTTGAACTCATACAAGTTAAGAACTAGGGAATTATCGCAAGCAGTCAAAGAATCTAAAGCTAACGTTGCAGCGTTAAAAGCAAAATACCAAGAAGTATCAAGAGAATCTGGTATAAACAGTAAAAAAGCCGCTCAATTAAGGCAGGAATATAGTCGACAAGCTGACAATCTCAACTATTTACAAAACGAACTCGACCAAACACGTGGCAAATACAGAGAAATGATTGCAGTAAGTAAATCATCTGTCGGTAGACTTGGGCAAACATTTTCTGAAATAGGACCTAAGATAAAATCTATTGGTGACTCAATGAAGTCGGTTGGGCGTAACATGAGTTTACACGTTACCGCACCAATTGTGGCAGGTTTTGGTGCTGCGATGAAGAAAAGTATAGACTTCGATGATACTATGCGCAAAGTAAAAGCCACATCTGGTGCTACTGGCGATGAGTTTAACCAACTTAGAACAAAAGCACTTCAAATGGGCCGAGATACTAAATTCACGGCCTCTGAATCTGCTGAAGCAATGAACTACATGGCGCTTGCTGGTTGGGACACCAAAGATATGCTAAAAGGTGTTGGTGGTGTAATGGATTTAGCTGCTGCATCTGGTGAAGATTTAGCAAGCGTATCTGATATTGTAACTGATAACCTAACTGCATTTGGTATGAAAGCTAAAGATAGTACCCACTTTGCTGATGTTTTGGCTCAAACGAGTTCAAAAGCTAATACTGATGTACGTGGTTTAGGTGATGCGTTTAAATATGCTGCTCCAGTTGCTGGTGCGTTAGGTTACACGGTAGAAGATACATCAATAGCTATTGGTTTGATGTCTAATGCTGGGATAAAAGGTGAAAAAGCCGGCACAGCATTAAGAACAATGTTTACCAACCTATCTAAACCAACAAAAGCAATGAAAGACGAAATGGATAAACTAGGAATATCTATTACTGATAGCAACGGTGAAATGTTACCTATGAGAGATGTTTTAGATCAACTTAGAGGTAAAATGGGCGGTCTATCTAAAGACCAACAAGCAGCCGCAGCTAGTACAATATTTGGTAAAGAGGCCATGAGTGGTGCATTAGCAGTTATCAATGCATCAGACGAAGATTATAAAAAGCTAACTAAATCCATAGACGGCTCTAAAGGTGCTTCAAAAAGAATGGCTAAAGAAATGGAAGGCGGTATTGGTGGCGCAATGCGTAAAATGAAATCGGCAATTGAAAGTTTAGCGATTTCATTAGGTGATGCATTAGCCCCAATGTTATATAAAGCTGCTAAATGGATCACATCATTAGCGAATAAGTTTTCTAATTTACCTACTGGCGTTCAAAAAACGATTGCAGTTGTAGGATTACTCGCCGCAGCTATTGGTCCACTACTAATGGTCTTTGGCGTTATGGCATCAACAATTGGCACAGCTATAACAGTATTAGGCTCTTTAATGACGAGTATGAGAACACTATCATTTTTATCTAAAACCAGTGCAGCAGCGACTGGTATTTGGAATGGCGTTACTGCCACTGCTCGTGGTATCGCAAATGGTTATAGATATGCGGTGGCTGCATTAACCACTTCTCAGACAATACAGGCTATGAAAACTAAAATAGCTGCAGCTGCAACAACAGCTTGGACTACAGTTACTAAAGGTGCAACTTTAGCAACTAAAGGCTTGGGATTAGCAATAAGATTTATGACTGGACCAGTCGGTATAGTTATTACAGCCATCGGATTATTAGTAGCAGGGCTTATTCATTTATGGAAAACAAATAGCTCGTTTAGAGATGCAGTTATCGGCATTTGGAATTCAATAAAAAATGCTGCAATAGCTATATTTGGTTTTATCAAACCTTATATTATTAATATTTGGAACGCAATTAAAAACTCTACAATTGCCATTTGGAACGCGATTAAAAAAAGTGCTGTAATAATATGGAACGCTATTAAATTTGCTGTTCAACATCCTATTCAAGCATTAAAAAATGTCTTATCAGCTTTATGGAATGGCATGAAAAATGCTGCTATTAAAATCTGGACCGCCTTAAAGAACGGTGTTATAGCAATTATTAAAGCATATGTTGCGCAAGTAAAATTTAATATCAACCTTATTAAACGCATTGTAGTTACGATATTTAATGCTATTAAAAGCTTTTCTATTAAAGTGTGGACTGCATTAAAAAATGGTGTGTTAGGAATCGTTCGAGCTTTGCGCAAAGGTGTTCTATCTGTATTTAACGCATTAAAAAAAGGTGTTTCTGTAATATTTAATGCTGTAAAGAATGCCACAGTTAAAATCTGGACGGCTATAAAAAAATCAGTAGTGAATAAAGCAAAAGCATTATGGTCTGGAGTTAAAAATACATGGAATGCACTCAAAAAAGGTACAATTGGCATATTTAAAGCAGTTGGCAGTTTCATGAGTTCTAAATGGAACAGTATTAAAAAAGGTACTGTTAATAAAGCGAAAGCTCTATGGTCAGGCGTCAAAGGTGCTTGGGGATCACTTAAAAAAGGTACTCATAACACCATGAATGCTGTAGGTGGCTTCATGAGCAAGAAATGGAATGGAATTAAAAGTACTACTGTATCTATAGTAAATGGCATGAAATCGAAAGTTATGGGCACCATGAATAAAATGAGAGACGGTATCAAAACAGTTACCGGTAAAATTGGGAATCTTTTTGGCGGAATGGTTAAAGGCGTTAAAAAAGGCCTTAATGGATTAATCAAAGGTGTTAACTGGGTCGCAGATAAATTAGGTATGGATAAAATACCTAAGATTAAATTATCTACAGGTACTCAATCTACGCATACACAAAGTTATATTACCAACGGTAAAATCAATAAAGGTACAATGGCAACAGTAGGGGACAAAGGTAAAGGTAATGGTCCTAATGGATTCAGAAATGAAATGATTCGTTACCCTAATGGAAAACTAGCTTTAACTCCTAATAAAGATACTTTAACATTCTTACCTAAGAAATCAGAAGTTTATAATGGCGCCCAAACACATGCTATTTTATCTAATTCAGGATATGACACTAAGAAGAAAAAACTACCTAAATTTAGTAAAGGTACTAAAAAGAAAGACGGTATATTAGATGTTATTAGCTCTGGTGTAAAAAATGATGTTAATAAAGTAAAAGACATTGGTGGTAAAGCAAGAGACATAGGTGGTACTACGTTTGACAAAGCAAAAGACATAGGTACAAAAGCACTTGATAAAGCTAAAGATGTGTCTAGCACTGTTATCAAGGGTATTGGAGATGTTTTTGATTATGTAGGTCATCCTATGAAATTGGTAAATAAAGTCTTTGAGAAAGTTGGTTTTAACCTAGACTTTATGAAAAATGCACCATTACCATTTGATTTAATGACAGCTATGATTAAGAAACTTAAAAATGGTATTAAAGACTTCTTTAATGAAGGTTTAGACTCTGCAGGCGGTGGAGATGGTTCTTCGTTCACTAAATTCCCAATTACTACGGGGTATTATCCTAATGGTGGTGCTCCTGGTTATAGTTTTAATGGTGGTGCTCACTTTGGTATTGACTATGGCGCTCCATATGGTACAACTATCAATGCTACCAATGATGGAAATGTAAAAGCTATCCACAACTTAGGTGGAGGACTTGTTGCACGACTTTTAACAGGTCAGTTCACATTGTTCTTTATGCACTTATCTAAAATATTAAAACAAGGTAAAATCAAAGCTGGAGAACCAATGGCTAAAACAGGTAATTCAGGTCAATGGACTACTGGTCCACACGTACACTTCCAAGTTGAAAGAGGTCGCCATGATGACATCACAAACAGAGGGACAGTAAACCCTGCTAAATGGCTTAAAGGTCATGGCGGTGGCGGAAAAGTTGGTGGTAGTGGTTCTGCAAACGCACGTAGAGCAATTCAAAAAGCACAATCTATTTTAGGTGGACGTTATAAATCGTCTTATATTACCGAACAAATGATGAGAGTTGCCAAACGTGAGTCTAACTTCCAATCAGATGCGGTTAATAACTGGGACATCAACGCACAAAAAGGAACGCCTTCTAAAGGTATGTTCCAAATGATTGAACCATCTTTTAGAGCATATGCTAAACCAGGACACGGAAACATCTTAAATCCAACTGACGAAGCTATATCTGCTATGCGTTACATTGTAGGTAAGTGGGTTCCTATTATGGGGAGTTGGAGAAGTGCATTTAAACGTGCTGGAGATTATGCTTATGCTACAGGCGGGGTTATTAACACTGCTGGATTATATAATTTGGCAGAAGATGGATACCCTGAGATAGTAATCCCTACAGATCCAAGCAGACAATCAGATGCGATGAAATTGTTACATCTTGCTGCAAGTAAAATTAGTGGAAATAACAGAAATAAACGACCTAACCAATTACGTACACCTAATGTTACTAGTAATACAGTTGATAATGCAGAATTACTACTACAAATGATAGAAAATCAACAGAAACAAATAAACGTGTTAATGGAAATAGCACGAAGTAATAAAACTATTGAAAAACAGCCGAAAGGTTTTTCAGAACGCGATGTAAGTCAGGCACAAGGTTCAAGGTTAAGACTCGCTGCTTATAGCCAGGGAGGTTTATAAATTGGAAAATAAAAAAGTAAAAATATTTAACGATCATTTCGAAGAAACACTAACGGATATTCCTCATCTTAAGTTTCTAGAATTTGAAGAAGAGGATTTAGATAGAAAGTCTAATCAGATTGAAGTTAATGGTAGCGATGGCGTTTTACAAGGACCGATGAATTTCGGTCCTTTTAATTTGATACTGAGATTTTCATATAAAGGCATGGATTATAAAGAATATAGATTAGCAAAAGAAAAGTTACGTCAATTGATAAATAGGAGAGATCCTTATTTCGTATGGCATTCAGATATGCCAGGTAAAAAATATGCAGTTATACCAGAGGGTGTCAGTAATGAAAATTTAACAAGTCAATTTGGACTTATTGAGGTGACTTATTCTGTCTACAAAGGATATGCAGAATCATTAAAAGATACTTCTGAATTTAGTTGGACTGATGAAAGTTGGCAGTTTGAACAAGGTATTATAGGAAGTGATGAAGTTAAATATAAACATAATATTCGTTACTTTAAAATATTTAACGGTTCTAAAGATACCATTAACCCTTTATTAAGACACAAATTAAATATTAATTGCACACTTACAGCACCTTATGGATTTGAAATCGTTAATCTAACCACAAATGATATATTTGAATATAAAAAACCTCTTAAAAAGCGTAATACGGTTTCGATTATAGGAGTGCATCCTTATATTAATAATAAAAGAGTTGGTAAAGACACAAATTATGATTTTATTACTTTAGCGCCGGGTTGGAATGAAATTTTAATTAGAGGGCACAATATATCCAATAGTCCTAAAACAGAATTTATATTTAATTACATCTATAGGTAGGTGAGAATATTGGAAAATCTAATATTTATGAATAGAGAAGGGACATTTTCGGAAATTGTTAATGACTTTGATTTTGGTTCCTTTAAATATGAATATGAACAAAATAATGAGCGATCCATATCTCTCACTGCTTATAAAACCAATGTTAACGCGGATATATTCGATAGTTTGATTAATGAAAATTATTTAATTTGGAAGGGCCAGAAATATGTTATTAAATCGACTGAGCTTAAGTATGAAGAAGGTGTAATACTTAATGAAATTGAGGCTAAGCATATTTCTATGGAATTTCAAAATCATTATGTACCTAAAGATTTAGATGATGAGTCACTGAATGATGAAGATGAGACTGAAGCAAAAATTTCCATGAAAGTTAAAGAGTACCTTGATTTTGCATTCAAAAATAATAAACTTAATTTCGATTATAAGTTACATGGAAAATTTAATGAGAGTAAATATATTGAAGAGTTAGGAGATAAAAACGGTTTAGAACATCTTATTGAAGGTGCTGAGCATTTTGGCTATATATTTTTTGCTGATAATAAAACTTTCCATATTTATACACCTGATAATTTTTATAAAAAATCAGATGAAATATTAGTTTATAAATATAATAATAGTTCAGTTTCGGCTAAAACAATCACAACTGAATTACGCACCTACATTCAAGGATATGGAAAGAAAAAGTCAAAATCCGAAACGAAAAACTATAAACCTATAAAGCCTAAAGACTTCTCATACTCTGGAAATTTTAATAAAAAAGGGACTTGGTCTACTGAACATATAGGAGATTCCTTTTATAAGACATTTGATTGTAAGTGGGGAAATGAAACCTTAACTTGGAATCTAAAAAAAGGACCTAAAGGTGGAATAATCGAAGTATTTATTGATGATAAGTCCAAAGGTACTTTTGATTGTTACAGCGCTCATGCTTCGACGCAAAAAGTTATTTTAGCTAAAGGATTATCAAAAGGTAAACATTCTTTTAGAGGCGTTTTTAAATCGAAAAAACCTGGTATTGATTATAAGAAGTCTAATCCAGTCATGTATGTTGGTACGAGTAAAAGCAGTGTTTTAAATCTAACTGCAGTTCTTAAAGGTAAAGATATTTATCATGTATATGCTGAATATAAGTCTCCATATTATAAGCAATATGGTAAATCAGAAGCCCCTACAATATATGATGATAATATTACAAGTCAATCAGAGTTAAAGAAGAAATTAAAAGAAACACTTGATGATATTCCAACAATCGAAGTAGCAACGAATTATTTAGGATTAGAAAGTATTCATGAAAATAATACTATTCGATTTATACACAAACCTATCGGATTTAATACTGATTTAAAAGTTGTCAAACTTACTGAATATCACCCCCTTGTTTCGCAGCCTATTGAAGTGGAATTCAGTAATGCTCAGAAAGATATTATAAAAATGCAATCACAGTTGAACCGTAGATTAAGGAAGGTTAATAGTCTTATGAAAAAAGGATTCAAAACTAGTGACTATTCTTTAAATGTGTTAGAGGAATATAACGAAACAGTAGGAAGTGTATTGATTGATGAGTAAAGAAGTATCGATAAGATATCTACAAGATAGAGATGGAGAAGAATATTTTCCAGTCACGCACATAGAGGCAGTCATCGGTTTAGGTGTTTACTTAGATAAAATAGAAAATTTGGAAAAAGAAAATGAAGAACTTAAAAAGATAATATCTCATTTAGAGAAGGAATAAAAGGAGGTTCATAAAATGTTATTAACTTTAGACTTTCCTATTCAAATAGGACACACATTTAGAACCAAGATGATAAATAATTTTAGAACAATACTTAATTATTATAATGAATTAGATCATCAGCATCGCGCACACACAGAAACTAAGCATCATGCACATCAAGCCATGCAGGTTGATTATAGAAATACAAACGTTTCTGCATTTTTAGATTATCTTAACGGTAATATTAATGGGCTTGTTTTAGGAGCAAATGGAGACGGTATAGCTGAAACAAAACAAGCCAGAGTATCAATAGATGGTACCGTACATCCCTTGTTGCAAGAAAGGCTGCTTCATGACTTTTTAGGAATTAACAGAAAATTAGATAAAGAAATACATTCTAATGGTGCAGTTGATTTTATTTGGAATCCTCCATATATACCAGGAAATAGATTGGGAGAAAATGGGACACCAAATAATTGGGACCCAGAAGCCCATATTGAAGCATTTTTAAACCCTTTAGTTGATAATCAATACGTTACAAAAGAAGTTATAGGAGAAGATACATCAGGAAAATATAATGTGTACAAATTTACGTTTGAACCACAAAATTACAATAAAACGTTACTTATTACTTCATGTATACACGGTAATGAAACTACTGGATTTTTTGATATGTGCCATATACTCAATCTATTGGTCAATCAGTGGGAAAAGTACCCTCAATTAACTTACTTAAGAAAAAATGTACGTTTAATTTATGTTCCTATGGTTAACCCGTGGGGATTCGCAAATCAAGAAAGAGAGAATGTGAACAATGTAGATTTAAACAGAAATTTTGATTATAACTGGAAGGCAGGTAAAGGGACAGATCCTGATAAATCTAACTTCAAAGGTAAAAGTCCTTTTTCTGAAAAAGAATCACAAAATATGCGTAGCTTAGTTCAAAGTATAGATAATTTAACTGCTCACTTAGATTTGCATGATATTATTTCAGTAAATAATGATTACTGTTTATTTTATCCTCGTTGGGCTAATCAAAAAAATAATAATATGACTCATCTTATTAACAATTTAAAAAGTAAGGGAGATCTCGTTGTTTGGGGTTCCAGTACATTATCGTCTTTTAGTAATTGGGTAGGTATCCGAAATAAAACAACGTCATATCTTTCAGAAATAAATGAAAAACGTGTCGGTGAAAAGAAAAGTCCCGAAGAAATGAGACGTTCAGTACGCTGGGTTGGTAATGTAATTTTTAGAATGGCACAATTTGAATCTTATCAAAATGGTCAAACATCATTAGATCCTTTCATTAAAGTGATGGTATATGATGATAGATTTAACAATAAAACGTCTGAAGTCATTACCCTACGTGCAGAAAGGAATGAATGGCAACGTATAATGATGAGTCAGCAGCGTTTCAAAGTTTTAGCGAATGGATTTGTAGAGCTCTATGGATATGTGACTATAAACGTTGATAGAGATGTCACAGTCGGGATTAATCCTAATATTGTTCAGAATTATCATCCATTCTTTGGGTTTAATAAAAGTAGAAAACGTAATTTATTTTCAATTGAACATAGACTCAACAAAGGAAATACAACTTTCCCTATTTACGCTGCTGCTGGTGTTCAAATGTCGACGATTACTGAACCAGGTACAAAACGTACTGATACAGTAATGCCGGTACTAGATGTTAAGAAAAAAGGTGCTGGTATTGTAACAATCAAACAAATTAAATTATTTGCGAAGTTCACTCCTACGCATTCTGCTAATTCCATTCAGATATTAAAATCTGGAGAATACGGTAATCTTAAAGAAGATACGTTCACACAAATTTACCCTAATACTATATACGATGATGATTTAAGAAATGTTATAAATGGGGAGGAAAAATAATGGAATTAAAAAAGATTGGTAAAATTGAAGTTAAAAATGAACCTTACTTAAAACCGATATCTGATGAAGGTATCGGTTTTTATAACTTAGATGATAAAACTGCAGTTTTAAGGTTTTATGTGACTAAAAACAAAAAGCCTTTATTAATTAGTGAAGAAAACACTGAAACGTATATATATCTTGAGTCCTCTAACGGTTCTAATCAAGTAGTAGAAAATGTACGTTTTATTGACCCTTTAAATGGTGTTATTGAAGTAACTATACCTATTGAATTCTTACAAGCTTCAACGAATACAACTGTTATAGGTCAAATATATATTTCGATTAACCATCGAAATCAGGTAGATAGCGATAAATCATCAACTGCAGTTTTAACTGAATTTGAATTCGAAGTGGGTGACGCAATAATAAATAAAATTAATGGTGCAACTAAAATTAAATATATCCGTATGTTTGATGAATTAAAAAGACAAATTAATGCACGAGCCACTGAAATACAAGAACAATTAGATAATTTAGAAGATTACGTTGTTAAAGTGAAAGATGCAAGTGATGAAGGAATTACAAAGATTCAGATTGAAACAAAAAAAGGATTGGACCAACTTAATCAACAACATAGTAAAAGTTTAAAAGACGTCGAGGAATCTCTTAACGCGGCTAAAAATACAATTCAAAATCTTTATGAAGAATATGACAACGAAATTGACACAAAAGGAAGTCAATATTTAAAAGATTTAAGAATCGAAGTTAGTAATATTGAAAATATATTAAATCAAGAGGGATACGTCACAATTGATGAACATCGTAAAAGCATTACTGAGATACAAGAAAAGTTACCTGAATCTTCAGACTGGATTGAATATGATTTGATTAATGGAGCTATAAAAAATAGACATTATAAAGCTGAAGGACAAAATGGTTTTAATTGCGCTTATAAAATCATTCAACATCAAGACTACAAGGAAGTGATTTTAAGAATTAACGCTGACAACTTTAAAAGTGGAACTGTTATAGCGAAGTTACCGAGTGAATTAATTACAAGTACGCAAACTGCGTTCCTAAGATCGGTGCCTGTTAAAGCTTGTGGTGCTCAATTAACTATTGAACCCAATGGAGATGTTAAAGTTTATATTTCTCAGAGCGATCAGTGGTCAGTAAGTCGTGAAGCTTATATTTACGGAGAAATTAGAATGATAGATAAAGGAGGTGAATAAAGTGATGGATACTTATAAATCTATGACTGAACTTGTGAGGAATGAAAAAGATTGGATGATTGAGACACAAGATAGAAATAGTAAATCACTTATAACTGCTATACACGGAGGCGGTATAGAGTGTGGCACTTCTGAATTAGCGTTATTGGTTGCAGAATTATCGAATTCAAACTATTTCACTTTTAAAGGTTTAAAACCGAAAAACAATAGAACTCTACACGTCACTTCAACAAATTATGATAACCCCAATTTATTATATTGGAATCAATTTATGAATGTAACGATAGCCATACATGGTTATTCAAGCAGTGAAGCGAATAGTTATATTGGTGGACTAGATGAAAGACTTATATCTCTTATTACTCACAATTTAAAAGTTTCAGGTTTTAATGTGGAAGCTGCTCCTGACAGAATTGCGGGCAGAGAAATTAATAATATAACCAACAAAAATGCCTATGGCATGGGTGTACAGATTGAAATATCAACTCAGCAAAGAAAAGAATTTTTTAGTCGAAACGATTTTAGTCAAAAGAATAGAGAAAATACACATAATTGGACAGAAGATATGTATTATTATGCTAATGCTATTTGTGCTGCACTTAATGATAGAAAGTGGGTAGAAACATGAAGAAAATACACCGTATGACTGAAATGGAATATATTAATGTTATTTCTTTATTATTTATTGGAACAATAGGTATGGCTCGAGGTTCTTTTTTTATATTTGCTTCTGAAACTCAAGTCGATAAAAGTCCATTGTATAGCAGTATTAATGAAATAATACCCTTAAGTATTTGGGGTATTCCATTCTTTATAGGAGGTTTATGTTTAGCTATTGCAGCTATGGCTTTACCTTATAGGAATATTAACAAAGTTTATAGTATCACTCTTATTTTAGGAGGGATTATTTGTTCTGTGTTTTTCTTTGTAATCACGTTAGCTGGTATTAGTGATTCTTTAAATTGGATGTCACCTCTCATTTACTTTTTAACTACTTTAACGTGTGGTGGTTATGCTTACTTTGGAGTGTTGCATTATGCCAAACAATGAATTACCCCAAAGTTATTATGACGATAGGGATGCGATTCATAAAAGAATAAGAGAAGTCGATGAAAAACATACGAATAATTATAACAATTTAAGTGTGCTATTAGCAGAATTTAAACCTACATTAAAACAAATGGTCGAGGCAACTAAAGAGATGGGTGCTGAACAGAAAAAGACAAACCAACAAATTATAGAACAAGGCCAACGATTATCTCTCGTCGAAAAAGATACTCGAATGTTTAGGGAACATTTAAGTCAAGAAGAACAAGAAGCAAAAGAAAAAGGTAAAGAAAATAAAGAGTTTATTTTAAAAGCTACCGGTATATTTGTTGGTGGAGGTGGTGTGGCTTGGCTTATCCATCCATTGTTCGACTTTTTAAAAAATATGATTAATTAAAGTGGTATTTGAGAAAAAAATTCATAAAGAAGCAGCAAAACATTATTCGCGATAAATATAGATAAAAGGCTACTCACTGACGGTGGGTAGCCTTTAATAATAAATAATGAGGTGGATATATGATTATTAAAATGGGCGAAGTTGAAACACATATCAACCCTAGAAATATTGATATAGGGGATATTGGTAGTCGTTTCTATACAGAAGATGAGAATACTGCATTTATCAGAATTAGAATTAATTATAATGGCAGTCCAGTTGATTTAACTAAAACAGATATGAAACCTAAACTCGATTTATTTATGGAAGATGGTTCTGTATTCATTGATGAAACAATTGAAGTATTAATTCCTGAAATTGGTTTGATCAAATATGACATACCTTCTAACGTGATTAAACACATTGGGAAAGTGAATTGTAAGTTATTTATGGACAGTCTTGAACATTCCGTTCATGTAGCTAACTTCTCATTCTCAATTGTTGATAGTGGTGTAGAAAAGGTTGTATCTAAAGAAATCAGTCTAAATTTAGTTAAAGATACAGTTAAACAAATCATGTCTGAAGATTTAACAGAATTACTAGATACCGAATTCAAAGATAAATTAACTGGAGATTTACAATACTACCTTTCTTCACACAACGAAGAATTCAAAGGTCCCAAAGGCGACGAAGGGCCTCAAGGCGAGCAAGGTCCGCAAGGGTTACAAGGAGAAGTAGGACCACAAGGAGCGCAAGGTATAGCCGGAGAAAAAGGTGATGTAGGTCCTAAAGGGGATAAAGGGGACAAAGGTTTACAAGGTGAACAAGGACCACCAGGAGAACAGGGCTTGCAAGGGGAAATTGGATTACAAGGTCCTAAAGGCGAACCTTTCAAATACGAAGATTTCACACAAGAACAATTAGACCAGTTAAAGGCTAAAGGTACTGACACAGGCTGGCAAACACTTCCTCTTGTGAACGGAATTACACAAGCTGGGACACTTAACAAGCCAATGTATAAATTAATCTCTATTAATGATACAGAAATGCTATTTATAAAAGGTGCAGTAAGTTCCATTAACAGTAAAGAAATGATTTTTGCGAAACTCCCGAAAAACATCTCGGATAAGGTGAAAAATTATAAACAATATACAAAAGCGGGCGTTAATTCATCTCAATTAATCATCTACAACGTGACTATAACTCAAAGTGGAGATTTAAAAATAACATTTGACCCTAAAAGTGAAGCAATGCCTTATGGCGCTTATTACATCGAAGGAATAGTCGTTTTATAGGAGGCGGGAATATGAAGACAAAGCAAATTTATTTTTATGATGGCACACCATATTTAGTTATTGAAAATCACAATGGAGAAATGGAATATCCTAAAGGACAATGGACTGATATAGAACCTCCAGAAGGAATATATACTCCTTGTCATTTTGATGGTAAACAATGGATTGGCAATACTAAAGAAAATTGGGAAGACTCACAACCGAAAAGCGAAAATGAAGATACGACAAATAAAAACAATGAAAAAGAAGATATTATAGCTGACCTATCTTTAGAGTTGTTAAAAACACAAGAAGAATTAAGCGATGTAAGAAAAGATATATCTGATTTAACTATACAATTGTTAGGAGGAACTACTGATGCATGATATCGGAGTTAAATACTACAAAATGGGATATTACACAAATGAACAGTTTGCTTTATTTGTTAAAAGAGGATTTGTAACGCCTGAAGAATATTTAGAGTTAACTGGTGTTGAATACGATCCCGAAAAAGCACATGCGTAGAATTTATTAAGAGTCGACGTTTTATGTCGGCTCTTTAATTTATCTAAAGGAGATGTTTTTTTGAAAATTAACTGGATTAATCGTTTTAAAAACGGAACAACACTAACAGCTTTAGTTGGTGCAGTATTATTATTTGTTAAACAAGTAACCGAAGCATTTGGTATAGATATATCAAGTCAACTTGAAACAATCAGTAGTATTCTGGGGAGTATTATTACAATACTCGTAGCTTTAGGTGTTGTAACTAACCCTAATACTAAGGGAGTTTCAGACGCTGGTATTGACTTCGAATTAAACAAACCGCGTAACGAAAATACTCACCCTGTACAGTTTAAAAGTGAATCAGGCGCAGTAAAACATGAAAGTTTTGATACTAACGAACCATTCACTGACGATGCTGACGAAGAAGAATTTGAATTTGATAATGGCGGAGGAGGAGCTCCGGATGAAAACACAATCTCAAATCAATAAACGTTTAAGAGATTATAAAAACGGTGTAGTAGATAGTCCATACAGAGTAAAACGTTGGACGAGTTATGACGCTTCTTTTGGTGCTATGGAACCAGGTTGCATTGATAAAGACCGTGCTTATCACGCACAGTGTATGGACTTGGCGATAGATTATGTAATGTGGTTAACTGATAATCAAACAGAGATGTGGGGCGATGCTAAAAGCTCTATAAAAAACAAATTCCCTAAAGGGTGGAAGATTGTAGAAAACAAACCGTCAACGATACCCAAAAAAGGTTGGATAGCTGTATATACAGCTGGAACCTATTCACGTTATGGGCATATAGGTATAGTATATGATGGTGGTAATACGAACTCCTTTCAAATACTTGAACAAAATTGGAATGGCTGGGCAAATAAAAAACCTAGCTTACGATGGGATAACTATTATGGTTTAACACACTTTATTGTTCCACCGGTAGCGAAAGAAATAGAAGCACCTAAAAAAGATGTGAAATCAGCTCCTAAACAGTCAGTTAAAGAAAATAGTAATATCAAAGTTAACACTAATCATATCAAAGGTTGGAATATGACTAAAAGAGGTCATAAACCTAAAGCTGTAGTTATTCATAACGATGCTGGTACAATGAATTCAAAGCAATACTATAACAATCTAGTAAACGCTGATTACAATAGGTTGGCAAGAGGTATAGCTCACGCATATGCTGATAGAAATGGTATTTGGGAAGCTATATCAGAAGATAGAATTGCTTGGCATGTTTCTGATGGCGTTCAACCAGGTTCAGGTAATTTTGAAACCTACGGAATCGAAGTTAACCAATCAATGTACGTTGGAGATAAAGATTTCCTTAAAAATGAACAAACAGCTCTTAAATTTGCAGCACATAAACTTAAAAAATGGGGATTACCAGCTAATAGAAATACTGTTCGTTTACACAACGAATTTAGTTATACAGCCTGTCCTCATCGTTCAGCTAAATTGCATGCTGGTATCGATCCAACAAAACAAGCATGGAATAAAGCGGCACAACTTAAACTAAAAGATTACTTTATTAAGCAAATTAGGGCATATATGAAAGGCGATACACCTAAGGTTACTACAGTGAAAAGCAAGCCTGGCAGTGCCTCTACTCCGGCTAACAGACGAGATATGAACGGTTGGAAAGTAAATAAATACGGAACCTATTATAAAACGGAACACGCAACATTCACCCCTAATACTCCAATCAAAACGCATTATGTAGGACCGTTTAGAAGTTGTCCTGTGAGTGGCGTATTACAACCGGGACAAACTGTAAGATACGATACCGTATGCAAACAAGACGGTCATGTTTGGATTAGTTACACAGCCTACAATGGCAAAGATGTGTGGTTAGCAGTAAGAACATGGAACAAAAATACAGATAGCTTAGGTAAGTTGTGGGGGACAATTAAATAATTGTGATATAATTAAATTACCACGTCATTATACAAGGGTAGTCGCTATGGCTACCCTCTTATAAATTACAATTAATTATGTCTATAATATGAAGATGTTAGATTGATATTAAAAAAACATAGTTTAACACTACATTGGTTACGCGGTCTGTGCTATAATTAAATTACATACAATTTAATCTTTTTTACTTCTTTATAATTTTCTCTACCACGTTCTTAATGGGCGTGGTTTTTTTGTGTACACGTGTCAAATACGTGTCAAAATAGTTATACTCTTTTAGTTTTATTTAGAAAATAAATCTTTGAAAACACTGTATTTATGGCTATTTAGTTTTATTTAGAAATTTATTTTT